GTCAGCCACGGGCCGCGCGTTGCCCACAGCACGGCCTTGATCGCGGTCGAGGGGTCCTCGTGCAGATTCACGATCACCGCCCGCAAGAGACAGGGCGGTCGCCAGAACCAGAGCCAGCGCATCAAATCGCCACACGGGTCATGGTGGGGCGCCGCGGCCGGCTGGCCTATTTAATGGATTTATATTCGGGGGCGCCGCGCGCGAGATCGCGCCGCATGATCGCGGGCACGCTGACGTGCGCACGCAGCGCGCGTCGGGCGTACGCGTCGAACTGTTTCGACGGCAGCGTGACGCCGACGTGTACGGATAGGTCGTCGACGTCGAGCCGCGGCCGCCCGCGCCGTTTCATCCGACGACCAAGTCGGGATCCTCGGCGGGTCCGTCGGCGAGCGCGGCGAGCTTGCGCGCGATGAGGGACGCGACGATGCCGTCGATTCGGCCGCGGCTCTTTTTCTTCGTCGGATAGAGGTTGTCTTTCCCGTCGCGATAAACGACCACGTTCGCCGCCATCACCGTGAGGAGCGGATTACTGCCGGCGTCGACCAGGCCGTCGAGCACGTCGGCCTCGTACTCTTTCGACGGCGCGCTCATTTGCGCGAGGGTCTGCGGGACTTCGATCACCTCGAAGCCGTCGTCGAGCAGGTCCTGCTCGAGCGTGCCCGCGTTCCAGGGATCGAAGCCGACCTGCTGGATGATGAAGCCGAAGGCCTTCGCCTCGTTGACGGCCGCGCGGATCACGTCCTGGTCGAGGCGGTTGCCCGGGTTCGTGGTCAGCACCGCGTCGACGCCAGGCACGTCAGGCACGTAATCGAAGTACGGCACCCGGTCGCGCCTGGCGCGCTCGAGGAGCGTGTCCGCCGGCGTGAAGCAGCGGACCAGATAGCGCCAGGCCTCGCGAGTCGCCGTCGGCGGGAACGTGAGCGCGAACGACGCGAGGTCGATCTTGCTCGAGAGATCGATCGCGCCGAAGCACACCTCGCCGACGAGGTCGGCCGCGGTCCACGCCGTTTGCCCGGCGCGCCAGCCCTCGAGCGAAAGCCACGGCTGCGCGGTGTTCACCCAGAGGTTGAGGCGCTTCTGTTTGAAGGTGGCCACCGCCCCCGGCATGCTGATCGCCTTCGTGGCCAGCGCGCGGAGATCGTCCGGCTTGATGGACACGCCGTAATTCGGATTCGCTTTGCGCCAGGTCGCCTCGAGCGTCCAGTCGTCGTCAAGGTCCGCGTGCGCGATGAACGCGAAGAAGGTCTCGTCGACGACGACCTGGTCGAGGAGGTTGCAGGCGTAGCCGTGCTGGTCGCCGCACGGCGAGACGGGGTCATCGCCCGCCGTGGTGATCTGGAAATTCACCGGCTGCCGGCGCGCGCCGGTGGCCGTTTCCATGACGTCGATCGTGTCGCGGCTTTTGATCTTGTGGAATTCGTCGACGATGATCAGGTTCGGGTTCAGGCCGTCTTCGGGATTGGCGCCGAGCGGCTCGAGCTTCGACGTCGTGTCGTCGCGGTGAATGTTGCGTGCCATCACCGTGAGCCGCGCCTTCAGGTGGCTCGACTTCACGAGCTTCTTCGCGTCGTTGAACACAAACATCGCCTGCCCGCGTTTCGTGGCGAGGCAGTACCCCTCGGCGCCGGGCTCGCCGTTGAAGAACGTCACGTAGAGCGCGACGATCGCCGCCTCGAGCGACTTGCCGTTCTTGCGCGGGATCTCGTTGTAATGGGTCCGAAAGCGCCGCAGATCCGTCTCGACGTGGACCCAGCCGAAGAGGGAGCCGAGCCGGAATTGTTGCCACGGCTGCAGGGCGATGAACGTCTTGGCCCATTCCCCTTTGTAGTGTTTGAGCTTCGCGGCGAACCGGAAGAACCGGTCGGCCTTCGCGGCGTCGAAGCGGTACGGAAAGTCCGCCGTGCCTTCACGCGCGCGATCGCGCAGATGCCGTGCGCACGCGAGACGGTGATACTTTCCCGCCGGCAGACGGCCCTCGACGACCTCGCGCGCATAGGCGTCGACGACGTGCACGGCGGCGCCGGCGACGGCTTTCGCCGGGAGATGCACGGCGTCCGTGATCGGTCCGTAGACGGCCGGCGCGTGTCGGTGCCAGCCGGCGAGCGCGAGGCCCACGACCAGCGCGACGACGATCGCCGCCGCGCTAATGGGCCTGGGTGGGCTCATCGAACTCCGCAAACGGATCCACGGGTTCGGGCGTCGAGGGGACCTTCACGCGCGAGCGCGCCGCCGGCGTCATGCCGAACTCGACGAGGTAGCCGCGCAGCGCCTGGTCGTAGGCGCGCAATTGCGCAAACCCGGGATGTACCTTCGGGTTGCCCAGGTGGTCCCGGTAGAACGCCGACCGCAGCCGAGCGATGTAGCGCTCGAGCCGCTCGGCGCGAGCGTGAAGCCGGCAATAGCGGTACAACACGGCGTCGTCGACCGTCGACAGAGTGCGGCTGTCCTCGAGGCGCGCCACCATCCGGGCCCACTCCGCGCGCGCCTCACCTTTGAGTTTCGCCGGCAGGGTTGGACGGCCCTTCGGCGGATCGGGCGCGTCGGCCGACGTCGACCCCGCGGTGCCGCGGTCCTTGCGACCGGTGCCAGCCAGGGTGTGCTGCGCTTTCGACTTGGCGTTCCGGCCTCCGGAGCTCGACGTCCCGGGCATCAGCGCGGCCCTCGTCGATCACGACCCGGCGGCCGCGGCCCCATCCAAAGCCGAGCTGTGTCATGGTCCATAAGCGAAATCGATTCGCTGACAACGCGCACGGATCTCCCGGATCGGGTTTCCCGGCGCCCCGTTTACAGCGATTTGCGGCCCCCCCTGGCCTGCTGTTCGCGTGCGCGACCGCGCGCGCTCTCGGCACGCGTCTTGAGGTCGGAGCACGCGCGGCACAGCGGTTGCGTGTTCGCGTCGTCGTCGCGTCCGCCTTCCGCGAGGGCGACGATGTGATCGCGGATCGTGGCGAGGCAGCGTCGGCCGACGCGCGCGCAGCTGCGACACCACGGCTCGCGCGTGAAGAGCTGCTCGCGCAGTTGCTGCAGCTGGCGGCCGCGGACGCGCGGCGACGGGTCGCGGTCGACCGGCCGCCAGGCGACGGCCTGGTGCGTGCGACAGCGCAGGCGTCCGCACTTCGGATGCGCGCAGGGGCGCGGCGGCGCGAGGGCCACCGGTTAGGCGCGCTCGACTTGTTTGCTGTTGAGGATCAGGGGGGTGACGTGATCACCCGGATACATCGGGTGCTCGGTCTCGAGGTCGACGTTGCAGTATTCCTCGTTCAGGTGGATGGCCTTGACGCGACAGGGGACGGTGACGCGTTCGCCGACGCGCAGCTCGTGACCGTTGCGATCGTAGGGCATGGCCGTTTCTCCGCGTGATCGAGGGACCGAGGAGGCGGACCGGGTTACCCGCCCCTGCTCTGTGTAGCGTCCAGCGTGCGTCAGAACCGGAGGGTTCATGACCCACGCCCAACTCCGTTCGCTCCCTGCGCTCGCTGCGCTCAAGGAGTCACGCGAATCGTCCGGGTCCCATGCGATCATGGCCAACGGTGCGGCTGATCGAAAAACCTCTGACCGTACGTGACTGTGCCGACTGGATGGGCTATACGCCGAACTGGATCCGGAGCGCGATCAACAAAGGGGTGCTCGTCCGTCGCGACGCCGCGCTCGTGAAGCTCGAGGCGGAAACGCTCACCCTCAACGGCCGGACCACACACCGCATTCATCTCGACAGCTTCGTGACCTTCCTGATCGCGATTGGGTGGAAGCGGCTGCCGGCCCATCCGACCGGCTTGCGGGCGAGTGCGGCGCTCTCTCTGCAACGAGGCGCATGACCACGACCCCGCGACCTCTCTGGAAAGGGGCGCTGTGCATCGCGCGCCTACAGATCCCGATCAAGGTCTTCCCCGCCACGAGCACCAGTGAGTCGCTCGCCTTCAATCAATTGCACGAGGTCTGTCAGTCGCGCGTGAAACAACTGCGCTGGTGCCCGAAGTGTGAGCGCGAGGTCCCGATGAGCGAGATCATCAAGGGCTTCGAGTTCGAGA